CCCACTGTGGCACTCTCAGGTGTTCCTTCTTTGAGAGATTACGTTCGTCAACGTTCAATTATACGGGCTTGGTGATAACTGTACACTAGCTACACTAGTACACGCACACCCTCTGTTAGTACACCCCTTGTTAGGTCTACCTCTGTCTGAAACTGTATCCTTTTTACTGTCCTGTACAACAGCTTAGTTCCCAGACTGAGCAGACGATCACAGACTGCTGATCTATAAGCCTGTGACGCTACTAAACCTCCAACCTTTAGAAGCACTGGTATCTTTCCGATTATATCTCCAGTCATTAGAGCCTTTATCATCCGCGTAGAAGCAGTTCCGAACGTGCTCAGATACTTAACGGTAGATTCTGGACTGAAGTACTTCAGTACTATCGTACGTAGCTCTTGGGTATTGGCTTTCTTGATCATCTCGCCAATAATCGCTACGTCTGTAGGCCTATACTGATCATTCAACGTATAGCCTGTGATATTCCTGAAGTTGACATCCGGTTTCGTAAAGAATGGTTGGCATACGTATTTCACCATATCTGACGATATGGGTCTGACCTCCAGCTTAAAGGGCACAACACTTGTGGATACCTTCGGCCCCGGATCTATACCTGCCTGCCAAATCTTTTCAGCCATGCCTTGGTCTATAAACCCTGTTACCTTGGCAGGCGGATACTTTATGCCTCTGGTTATTATGGCTTTCGTCATGATTATTTCACTCATGATGTATGGTGCTACACCTGCACCGCCAAAACAACTTGGAGCGTGTACTACGTTTTTAGCATCTTCCAGGGTGATGCCATTCCCTTGAGAAATGTCTCTGTACACGTGATATGTAGGTGCATCACGTTCAGATCTAAACCTCCTGAAGCTACTGAACCAGGACGATATACTTTCAAATATCCTTTCCGACCCGCGTGTTTTCTCCATGTTTATTGGGTTACGATATAGCAGGTTGGCTATCCCTCTAGCCGGGTACCCCGCCACTACTTGCTCGTACGCAAAGTTCCTTAAGAACTCGTCGCAATTGTCTGCTACAAATGTCTTTCGATCATGCACTTCAAAGCCTGAACTATCGTACAGCCCGAAAAACACAGCAGCAGCCTCTTTGTTGATAAAGCGAGTTCTAACATCATCGCCTTGCCCAACACTACGAAGCAATATTTGTACCTCGGTATCGAGCACCCCCGATAACGAAGCCATAACCCTTCTAAACATGAATACTTTCGCCTGGTTAGAGAGTGTACCTAAAAATGCCGTCCATCGCCATCCTGATAGAAGTCCATTTCTGTAGTATATTTTTCTACGACCAACAGTGACGTTAGCTCTGCTTGAAAATAGAGATGTGCTAATTAAGTCCAGTACCCAAAGCAGGTTGGATAGACCAAGCCCTTCGAGAAACTTCCTTAATGAGTTAAACTTTACTTTCATCATGTCAATGTTAACCATATGGTCAAACTTCGATTCGTCAATCGGCATATTAACCTCTTGCGCCTTCTTTGGCGCTCCCATCCCGGCGTAAAGACCTATTTGTTGGTCCGTGTTCATGAACAGCGTTGTATTAGGGTGTCCGTCTAGAGCATCATCGATATAGTATGATAGATACGTCATACGTAGATAATTCGCCAAGTCGCCTGCGATTATCATTCTCGATTTCTTATGCTCACGCTTCACTATTGCCTTATTGGTTTGCGGTTCATCATCCATGAACAAACGCAATAATTCAATAGGCGATGAGGCATAAGCAGTTGCCCATTTCGAACGCCTTGTCTTAACACCATCCACTTCCAACCTTGGCCCGTAACTTGTACCCGGAGTCGCCCAGTACATAGGATCGCTCAGAAATTCCATCACACTGATTGGTCTCTTCTTCAGTGTTGTCCCGTAGGACAAGAATTCATCACAACCCTGGCCATATAGATCTAAGAAGTTGAAGCCCTTCAATTCATGTTCTACCGGTTTGTCAATCCAGGCTAGAACCTTAGCGTAAACTTCTTCGTCAGTGATAGGGGAGGCAAAATCCTGCATATCCTCCAATTCGCAGAAAATGAACCACTTTGAATGATACTGCTCGCGGTACTTCTTTATCATACCGGTAAAGTCACCTAACCGCGTGGTGAACCCATCACCAACCGCGGCCCAGATCGTTTTAACCATTTCCAGTTCTTCAGTGTATCCATAGTGTTTTAGCAGTGCGCCATATAAGCACGCACATCTGTATTGTGATACACGTTCAAACCACATGGGATCTATCGATTCATCGTGGTTGCGGTACCTATATCTCATTCGTGACTGAGCGTCTTTTGTCTCGACTTCTTCGCTAATGGCAATAGGTTTGAAAGCTTTAAACCATGCTTCTATTGACGTTTTTACTTCTCCTTCCAGTACGTCTAGGACTGTAGCGCTTGTTTTACCGTACAATAGCGAATTCTTTAATTGTACGTTCGTGACACCACCTAGGTCGTCCAGACCCTGGTAGCGCGTCTCAGACCTCTTTAGAAACCCAAATCCACCTCATCTCCGTCTATTCCTTGACTATCTGTAATTTGTTGTAGTGCATACGACTGTGAGCGTGGGACGTAAATTCTCTTCTCATAAAAAGTTGATGGATTACGTGTTATGGTAGTGTAAAAAGCTGA